TCGGTCTCAACTACGGCGATGACCCGATCGTTCGCAGCCGCTGGCCGATAATGAACTTGTGGCATTTGAATGCCCTCCTTTTTCTAGCTGTCCAACCAAACCTGCAACTGGCGTTGATTAATGAAACTGGCAGCGTTGCCTGCCGCGAGAAATCCAGTAATTGCAAGCGTTAGCGTAGAACCACCGACTATGGCAGAACTCACAGCGACGTTGATGTCATTGTAACTAGTCGTTGCACCTGCAGCAGTCGTCAGCGATGCATTAACCGTTCCATGTGTTTCGAGCGTCACGTTCCCACCTACTGCCACAGTGACAACGGTAGAATTGATTTGTAAGTTCCAAGCCAAATTAAGCGCGCCAACAGCAAAGTTTCCAGTCGTGAACGTTGCGATAGTCACGCCGCCAAGTACGATAGCAAATGTCGCCGCTGAAGTCGTGGTCGTTAAGTTCACTGTTCCTGCTGCCCAGATTTCAATCCCATCACCGACTGCCGCTAAAGTGTTGGCTTGCAAAATTGCCGTCATCATGTTCGTCGCTGACGTCGGGTTCGTGTTCTGCACAACCGTAGTATTAGCAATGAGCTGCTGACGAAAAGTTCCATTGATGATGTTTCGTACATCTCCGCTGATGACGCCATCGTAAAACAGCGGATTCGGACTGTTGTTCGGCATTTTTCTCACTTACTCCTTCGTAAGATTTTAGCGGCGGTTATCTACTTCGCCCTCCGCCGCCAGGGGCAAAATTGTTTTACAAATGCGACGGATGCCACTTTCCGCTTCCGTTGTCGAATATAAACGTTGTAGCAATACCGGTCTGTGTAGCCGTACTGGCAGTTGAAATGTTACCAGCCGCCGTCCAAGTCGCCGCAGCATCAAACACAATCGTGATTTCGCCGCCCTCCTGATAGCCTGGAGGAGCAGTGATGTTCACAACTGCACCAGCCCCAGTAACATGGAAGTACGGTCCAGTCGCGACGATAGTTGCAGCGTTAGCAACAGGAGCCGAGAAACCTTGAAACGGTATCGGATACGCTGGCACTGCTGATTGCAGCGCAGGTTGAAACTTCGGGAAGTCCGCTGGCAGTCCTGCGATCACGGGAGCCGAAGCGCCGTGCGCCGAAGCTACCGTGCCAAGCTCGCCGCGAACAACTGTTGCTCCGACCGTGCCGATGAGGCCGGTGACTTTCATTAATTCCTGTTCGACAAACAGATACGTCACGCCGCCAGAAATTCCTCTCGTCGGGTCTCCGACTTGGTAGTTCGGAGCTGTCACGCCAGTCAAGCTGGCAAGAAGCACGCTCGTGTCTGTAACTGCCACTGCTGCACTTAGTGTGGTTGCGTTGATAGCCATTGGTCATCGTCTCCTTTAGCTCATCACTCGGCAGGCAGTTTCGCCATACAGAGTCACCCAACCGTAGAGCGCGTCGAAGCGCCCCGGCAGGCGGTCTTGGTTGTAGTCATACGCCTTGAGGTAACGAACGCTCAAGCCAAGCTGATCGCTTGCTTTGCGCTCGCACATCTCCGCTGACCGAATGATTGGCAAATCTGCCATCCCGAGCGCGAAGCTACCCTTGTGAAAACAGAGTCCCTGCGGGCTGACCGTGTTCGCAGCGCCGTTAACGTTGATCGTCGCGCCAGCCGAAGGAGCAGCGTTGACGTTCTGAAACGGGCCACTCAGCACGATTGCCGGGAAGATCGGAATCGTCAAGTTGCCCGCACCATCGCTGCTTGCATCAGCAGTGACAGTGAACGATTGCAACGAGTTGATCTGCGTCTTCTCTTGCGGGTTTACAGCATAAACACCCGTCACGCCGCTGCCGATCGTGAAGCAGTTGCCTTTCAGCAAGCGCTTCGCGGCAGCAGCCGTCCAGTTGTTCGTGACGAGGTTCGCACCGCTCTGTCCGCCGGCGTTCACGGTCGGTGAACCACCGAGTGCGCCGACAGTGTTGTTTGCGACGTTCTGATCCATCTCCCAAACAGCGCCGATTGCTTCGCGCATGTAGCCGCTCTCGTACTGCTCAGCGATGCGTCCGCCGGGTTCGAGCAAACCTTTCAGCGCATCGACGATTTGCGGCTCCATCGCTTGCGAGATGATGATCGCTCGCGGTTCGAGCGCAGCAGCATTGTCGTTCAGCTTCTGCATCGCTTGAAGATAAGTCAGCAATGCGTTCGGAACGGTTCCAGGCACGCCGACGAAGTTCGCGACGTTTGCGTATTGCAGCAAACCGTCACTGTCGATCTTGTTCGCGATGCGCGCCATCGCTGGATCGAGGAAGCGTTCTGTGAAGTTTTCGATGTTCAGCGCGAAGTCTTTCGAAGTGAAGAACGTATCGACGCCGAACGTGGTTGTGAGTGTCAGCTGGACGGAAGTTTCAGTCGCATCTTCTGCGTTGAAACCCTGACCTGAGCGTCCGACGAAACGAGGAGGCTTGCGGATCGCGAGCGTGTCGCCGATCTGCGCCCCTTCTTCGCCGAAGTCTCGGTCGTAGTCCCTTCTGACATGTTTTGCGAATTTAAGCTGGTTCTCTAAGACTGGCAGGCCTTCCATCGTGACCATGCCAATCGTCAATAATTGGTTTGCCAAAGAAATTCCTCCTTAAGATTTTCAGTCTCAGGTAGGAATTTCACCTACTACTTCTATATGCACTGCACGCCGCAGATACGCTGTGGCGACCGAACATCCGGTAGTGTTGGCCGGAAGACCAAAACTTTTCTAGCGAGTCCTGATCCCCGCTCGAATATCAGCTTTACGTTTTTGCAAATACTTATCTACATTCCAACTGTCAGGATTATTAATCACATAATTCCAAATCTTTTTAAACCACTTTTCCAGACCGCTACGCTGAGGTTTAACATTCAAATCCCCTAAAATCTCGAAAGTAAAAATCTTCCCGATTTGAAACTCGTTCGAGTAAGTTTTTAAAATTAAAGTAGCTTTGTCATCACCATTGCTCTTCTTAAAAATAAGAGTATGGAGACAATCGGAATCAATAGTATCTTGCATTACCTTCAAATTAAAATTCATCGCCTCGGCCCTCGCCGTATTCCCGCCTTGATGTCCGCCCTACGCTTCAGCAAATAGTCATCCGTATCCATCTTGTCTGGATCGGTCTCCGCCACTCCGCCAGTAGCGCCTCCAGTGAGCCGCCTCCCGGCAGGACCTGCGTTCGACACGAAATCTTCGGGCCGTGCGGTCAACCGCTCGGCGATGCGCCCGACTTCCATGATCTGCCCCACATCGTCGAGTTTCATGAAGCTGCGCGCCGCAGCATCGTTCTCGACCTTCGCGAGATAATACGCGACTTGCGGAGCTTTTAGCCGGATGATCGCCATCATCGCCGCGTTCTGAATCGTCAAGCCGCGTTCTGTGGCTTTCTGTAGCACGTCATTGAAATCCACGTTGCGCTTGATAAACTCGTGGCCAGCTTCGAGAAAGCCATCGTAATCTTTCTTCAACTCCGCTTCTCGCACAGGATCGGCGACAGGCGTAACGGTTGCGGCAGCTACCGCAGGCTTCGCAACGATCTTATCTTGCTGTCGAATGACCCACTCAGCCATCTTCGCCGTGAACGTCGTCGTGCCGTTCGCATCGCCGGGAAACTCCTCGCGCACGGGTCGCTTGTCGTTCGCCGCCGCTTCCGCCGTGCGGCGATCAAGCTCTGCTTTGATGTTCTTTTCATTCTGCTCCGCAAGTTTCGTCTCGAATTCTTTCTTGTCGTTCAAACGGTCTTGTTCGAGTTTCGCAGCTTTCGCTGTCAACTCGCCGATGCGCGCCTCGGCAGGACGTAGCTTCTTCTTCTTTCCAGCTTCGAGAATCTCAGAGACGCGCTTGTCCGTTGCTTCGTTCGGAGATGCGGGAGTCTCGATCGAAACAACGCCTTTACGAAGTTCTCCAAGCGTAGTCTTCTTGCCGGCAGTATCCATGTACTCCGTCGAATCGGGAAACTTCGCCGGATCAGAAAGCAATTCTTTCAAAGCTGGTTGTGTCGCTGTCGCCATTTGTTATACCCAATCCACGTCAATCTCGCCGCCCGCTCCACCGATGACAACTTGAAGTCCGTTCGTAAAAACTATCGGGTCGAAAAGCACCAGCCCCGTCGTCACCGCTCCTGGTGTAGCGCCATAAAGCGCGCGAGTATTTCCAGCCGAATCTGGGCCGTCTTTGATTTGCAGCGTGAACGTGCCCGCTACGGGGCAACTCAAGCCTCTGACGACGCCTGTACCTTGTTTGAGATTGTATGTTCCTGCCGCACTTAGAACTGAGACTGACATTATTGCATCCCCCCTCCGCCGTTCGTGCTGGCCGGCGCTGCTGACTGAGCAGCCGCCGTTTGCGCCGCCAAATCTTGCTCATGCTTTTGCTGAACAGCAGCCATCGCTTGTTCATGAGCAGCATCATGCGCGCTCTTGTAAATCGCCATCGATTTTTCAAATTCCATACGCGCTAAATCTAACTTAGCTGATAATGCTGCGGCTTCGATCTGCGCACTCGCCCGTATCTGCGCGACTTGAATGTCTTTGTCGGCGCTAATCTTTTCTTCTTTAATCGTTTGCATCATCGTCGAGTTCTGCTGCATCAACTGATGGTTCTGCGCTTCAAGCTGCTGGATCGTGCTCACTGCTTGCTGAAGAGCGATCTTTGGATCCGTAGCCGCTTCATCGGCAAGCACGTTCGGAGGAATTGTTTTCTTTACACGCGCCGCAATCTCGCGGTTACCTGGCATATCGCTGTTCGCGATGATAATGTCGCCGGCAACTTTCATGATCGTGCCCGTCTTGTCCGCTTCTGCAAGCTGAAGCTGCATCGCGAATGCTTCTTCGCGGCGTGTCTTGTACGACGGACCTACATCGACGACGACATCGTAAACGCCAGTCGAGAGATCGTACACGTCTTGAATCTCCGGCGACTTTAGTTCGTTCGCAGCATTCTCGCGCCCACTGTGCAAGATGACATGATCGACGCTGCCATCGGGGTTGATGATACGTTGGATGCGCGGCGAATCGTAAACGTATGGCGCTGCATCAAGACAAACGCGACCAACGGCTCGCTCCGTACGGCTTAAATTGTCAGTCCAATTCAGATTCGTGAGCGTGCTCTGCCCCTGCAGCCGCTCGATTGCTTTTCCGCTCTGATCGCTGCGCGTCTGCCCAAGCGAAGGCTCATAGATGCCAGTCGTCGCTTTGAAATCCTGATCAACGGCCATCGACATTTGCTGAATCGCTTGTATCGGCGGCTCGAATTGGTTACGTACTGGCAGACTCGGAGCCGGCTGCCCGGCAGTCGTGATGACATCCGCTTCAAGGCAAGTGTAATTTATAACGTTCGCCGTTTTCCACTTCGGGTCTTTGAACTGCCCTTTCCAACCAACCCACGGCGCTTTCGGTGCGAGAGCGATAGTCTCAGCAGCGTAGCTTCTAAAATAGTTAATTGCTCTCTGAGAGTCTTTAGAATTACGAACGATGCCGTAAATCTTTCTTTCTCCATTGACATCGAAATCCTCTCCGATCAGCGGCACGAGCGGGATGAAACCAACCTTGCCGGGGAACGTATACGAGTAGTTTCCTTTCTCATCTTTGTCGAGAATCTCGACGGCGTTGATCAGTGCGCAGCAGATCGTGCATTTCTTCCAATCACGTTCTTCAAGCGGCGGCGTACGTTGCTCCTTCGGAACGCCGGCGTTTCGCAAATCGTATTCTTTCTCGGTCATCACCGTGCCGTCGGCCATCTTGTAAAGCTTCGTCGGCTCCCACTTTTTGTACCAATACTCAGCAACGCGGATCGTCTTCGTCGTTCCCCAGTTCGGGAAGTTGTCTCCGATCGACATGAAATCAGCAGCGCTCGCGAGCGTGCTTTCTTTGAACTCAGCGAGATACTCGTCGCGCGGATAATCGCAAATCTTGAATTTCCAGTTCGCGTCCGATTCGTCAGGCTCTATGCTCGACGGATCGCAATAAATCGTGAACGGATTTTTCACCCGCTTGATGTAAAGTTCCTGATCGAACGTGCGGCCTGGCAAAAAGTCTTTGCATACTTCCACGTAGCCTTTGCCGCCAAGCACCATGTGCTCAAATGCAGTATCGAATGCGATCTCCGCATCACTGTTCACTTGAATGTGCCGCAACAAACCTTCGAGCATCTCAGCGTCGTCCTCGTCCGCTCCGCCACCTACTGGCTTGACGATGATCTGCGGACGCTGCGCGCGCTGCTCGTTGACGATCTGACCTTTCACCGCCGGGTAGCGGTTGATCGTCAAGCATGGCCGATTCGAAGCATCGCGTATGCGCTTCGTCTCTTGCGGCCATTGATCGCCGGTGGCGAACTTTAGATCATCGAGCCGCTTCTCACGCTCGCTGGATTCCGCATCGACGGCGATCTTGAAACGCTCGCGCGCAAGCTTCATGAAATCTTTCATGTCTTGCGGTTGCAGCTCGACGTAATCTGCGATGCGCATGACGTTACGCTTCTTGCGAGAGTAAGAGCGTTCAGGCAATGCGATTAACCTCGAAGCGCTGCGGCCTGCGAATATTCAAAGTGGTGCCGATTTTCGGTCCCCAAGATTCACCAGATAGAAAAGCCATATCACAACGAAGTTCGTTAACCAAAGTTGACGGCAGCCAACCAGAAGAAAACTGCTTGCGCCACACGTTCATAGGGCTGTCAAAACCCATCAGTCTGCGAGCTTGGACATACAATCCTGCCAATTCATTCTTAGCTGTCTCCCAGAGCATAAATTTATTAGCCATGCTAGTTGATCATCCGTTCCAGCTCCGCGATCTGCTCAAGTTGTTTCTTCTTGTCGATGCTCTTCGCCACTTTGCGCTTCGACTTCGCAACAGGCCGCGAGAACGTCACGACGTGTACATCACCAATCGTGAAAACATCTTCGCTCAAGCCAAAGAACTGCGCTTGCCGCTGCGGCTCATCTTTCAGCGAGTCGAGCACGGCATGATAGAGCGTTTTGCCTTCGATGACGCTCTTGTACGCTTCGACTTCGACGACGCAGGCTTTAAAAGAAAGCAGTTCGCAGTCTTTGGATTTCTTTTTCATTGCACGACCAGCTTTCTATCGACTTGCTTGCCGCAAACTGCGAGTAGTTCTTTGCGCTGCTTCGCGGCTGCTTGCTGCTTCATATCATCGAGAACATCTTGTGCGTTCTCCAAATCTTCGTTCACGACACCGGCCCAATACTTTCCGCCTTTACAAAAGACGAGAACAACGCCATCTCGCGGCCAAGTCTTGACAGTCACGAGATTATCCCCGCGATATCCGCCTCTTGCACCAAATGAATCTTCTCATCATAACCAACCGGCAACGGACGCTCCAGCGGCCCACTTTTGTCGCTGCCAGTTCCGCGAAGCTCACCATGTGCGAAATCGTTCCAGCGCGCATTGAATAGCACGGTCATACCAGGCTTCACGTCGAGTGGCTCACGATAACTGTCAAGCCATTCCCACCGCGCGCGCCAAGCTTTCATTCCGCCATCGTCAGTTTGCCATTCCAAATCCCAAAAGCACCACCACGTCCCTTCAACCCATTTCCCAGGCCCGCATGCCAAGACTTTCCCCTTCCGTAGCAATGGCCCATTACCATTCGTGTCATCGGTGAGATAAATCCCGCCGCGTACTTTGATCATCGGTTCGAGCCGCTCGATCAACACACCGTCGTTCATCGGTTGCCAGTTACACAAGTCTTGTGCGCGCCAATGCTTGAGAGCTTCTTCGTCGATTTCAAAATCATTTCGTCCGACAGCATAGCCTGAATAGTTGCCCATGCTTTCAGGCTTAAGCTTTGCGAATCCTGTCATGAAATCAGCGCTCATCAACTTGACCTTCGCTTCGCGCTGCTCGTTCTGTGCGACATGTCGCGCGTGTGCTTGCGCTCCATCTCTTTGCCTTTCGAAGTTTCTTTCGAACCCTTCATCGCGCCGATGCTGTTCATGATCGCGTACGGGATGTGGCTGTTCTCGCCGTACTCGCGCTTCAATTTTCGTTCTAAGAATTTGGGCACGTTAGCACACTCCCCCATACTGCATCACGCCGCCAAAGCGTTTCAACGCCGCCGCCAATCTCGCTTCGCTCTGCAACGACGCAATCGCTTTATTGAACACCATGTTTCGGAAGCTGAACTCCTCCGCTGTCAAGTCCAAGTCCGTCTCCGGCGTGTCGATCACGACTTGCGTAACGAACTCGCCTTTGTCAGTCGTGAGCGTAAGATGGAGTTTCATGGATGATACTCACAGGAACACCAAACAACAACGGCCCCTAGATTACCGGGCCGACTACTTTCGCGAAGTACATAAGCAACGGGAACAAAACCGTTTTCGCGCGCCCATCGAGATAAATGAATTTTCAATTCATTCGCTTCTTTGAATGTTCGAAAATCGCTAGCATATTCTTGGGTGAGCTTCATACACTTTGCCACCCTCCCGCTACTCTTTCCGGCTCGTAGTTATCGCGCTCGATGTCAATGGGCGCAACCGGCATCGCGAACGTCAAAGCCAGCGCGTCTGCGTCATCAGGAGAATCCAGTCCGCGCTTTGCCATCAGCTCTTTAGCTTCGAGCTTGACGCGTTGCTGCTTGTCACTCACGAGACACGGCCCTGCCAAATCCGCAGCCAGGCCAGCGTCGCTGTCGATCGCACCGTCGCGCAGCCACTCTTTCATCTCGCCCCACATGTAATCGCGCATGTAAGCGTACTTCGTGTGCGGCGAATGCGCGCCGAAGTTCACGGTCATCAAGTTTTCGTGGCCGAGAAGCCTGAGTCTATTTTCCACTGGGGCAGCAATGCCTGCACTATCGAGAAAAAGCATCGCAAGTCTCTTACCGTCGTAATCTTTGGTGAGAACATCTGCGAGCTTGCCCGTAAGCACAGCTGGGTCGCGCGTAAATTCTCCTTTAACGCGAATAGGCGCAACACTTCTTGCATCAAATCCGCGTCTGAATCTAATAACATTGTCATCGCTTCCTCCCCACGCGAAATCCACTCCCGCAACGAGCGGCTCGTCTTCCGCGATGATCACTTGCCTCCGCTGCGCATCGTCAATCAACTTTTGATCGATGTACTGCGCACTCGCGGCAGCAGGCGGCAAACCTCGCGCGCGCACTCTAAAGAAGTCGCTGTCTTCGCCGTAGTCTTTCAGCCATTCGTCAAGCTCCGCCTTGTTCGTGCCTTCCACATCACGGCTGTCGATAACGTGAACCTTCCACCTGTTTCGTTTCGCTCCGAACGCGCGCTCGACGAACGGGCCCGTGTTGATCGTCGCGTTGCCGCACACGAGAATGATGATTTGCGTCTGCTCGTCGAGCCCAACAGCTTCCATCGTCTCGTAGATGATTTGTGGAATCTCACTGCCCTCATCCATGATGAAGACGATGCGCTTGCGCAAGTTATGAAGACCGGCGAATGCGGCGGGGTTGTCGGCGCTCCAAGTTTCTAAGTCGGCGCGCCACGTTTCTTCATGCTTTGCATCCTGGACTTTGACCGACGTGACAGTCTTAGCAAACCATTCTGTGTTGATCGCAAGCCTGAACCATTTCGCCAGCTCCGGCGATGTCTTCGTGCTCAACTGCGTACCTGTGTTCGCAGTGATCTTGACACGCGAATCTTCGAACGTGCTTAGCGCCCACCACGTAACCATCGCAATGAGCGCAGTCTTGCCGATGTCATGACCACTTGACACGATGATCTTGCATGGACGGTCACGCGTATCTGGGTTCGTTAAGTGTGTGCCGATCTCACGTAGCACTTCAGCTTGCCACTTGCGCGGACCAATAGAGCTTTCCAACTCGCGCTCGCCCCAAGGAAAGCCATACATCACGGCACGATACGGATCGTTCGAAAGTGCACCAAGATCATCGGCAATCATTTGATGTTCAGCCGTTAGCACGCGCTCTCGCTTTCTCTACCGCGCCGGCAAGTTCAATCGTTCCGCTATGCTCAACTTTGTCCGTAAACATCTTCAGATTCTTACCGAGCAGCTCAAGGCTCCCGCGCTTATCGTGAAGCTTGATCTTCACACGCTTGATGTCGCGCTTATCTTCGCCGCGCCCCTCGGTGTATTCATCAACCGTCACTTCTTGAATCGCCGCCGCTTGGTCACGCGTCATCGCAGACAAATCGACATAGGCATCGCCATCCTGCACGCGAATGAAATCGTTCATGTTCGTGAACGCCAAGCGTGATAACTCTTCTATAACTTTATCTGCTTTAACATCTAGGCGAGAAGCGCGTTTCGAAAGAAGTTTGTCAACTTGTTCGCGAATCTTAACTTTTGTTAACAAACGAGATGCTTGCTCCGCTGCTGTCGCTTCACTATAGCCAGCAGCAATCGCAGCGCGAGTCCCGTTCATGTCAATGACGTACTCGCGGGCGAAGATTTCGTAGCGATCTGATTTCATAAGAAGGCAGGCATCCCAAGCCGTGGGGGTCTGAAGATGCCCGCCGTTAGAGGAGTCACTATGTCACCGAACGTACGTCGTTGAGTCACGCTAGAGACGAGAGTAAGCGCTAAGGACGCAACTCTTGTCTAGTACTTCCTCGACCGCGCAACGATTCGTGACGAGCTAGCGCGCTACATCGTAGCGTAGCGCTAGCCGTCGTTGCGTCCGTCAAAACGCAATTTCTACTCCCGTTAAAACGCTCGTTTTAAGCTTTACTAGGGAAACCGTCAAAACGCCGTTGATTCTAAAGAACTTATAACGCTGTTTTTCCGTCAAAACGCTCGTCAAAACGCTCGTTTTTGATTTCGTCGAAACGTCAAAACGCTCGTCAAAACGTTTCTTGGAAACAACGACGAAAATAGTTCTCGCTTTCGTTGTTTTACGTTATATACTACGCAACGCTTTTCCGAGGTGAGAAAGTGCTCCCCGCAGAACTTACGGTCACGGAAGCGATTATGTTCAGCCACTATACGCGAGTCCATCTTTACAATCTCATAAACGCAGGAAGGATCAAATCGCGGCGCGCGAAGATGCGCGCAGCACCGATCATCATACTCATTGAGCGAGCGTCACTCGAAGCGTACATGCAAGAGCAAGGGCGCGCGTTCAATGGCGAAAAAGCTAATTAGCCTCGAAGAAGTGCTCGCGAAGCTGGAGCGCGTCGAGAAGAACGGCTCCAGTTGGAAGGCGTTATGCCCTGTTCATGCGGACAAAAATCCATCGCTATCAATCTCCGTTAAGGATGGAAAGATTCTCGCGCACTGTCACGCGGGCTGCTCGCAAGAAGCAGTGTTCGCGGCGCTTGCATCGGCGGCGAAAGAAATCTCCGCTTACGATTATGTTGATGAAGGCGGGACGCTATTATTTCAAGTTGTGCGCTACGAAGGAAAAGAGTTCAAGCAGCGCAAGCCGGACGGTCAAGGCGGATGGATTAGGAACATCGACGGTGTACGGCGCGTTCCATATCGCTTGCCAGAGCTACTTAATGCCAATGACATCGTGATACTCGAAGGAGAAAAAGACGTGGACACAGCGCGCGCGCTAGGTTTCGCGGCTACATGCAATCCTGGCGGGGCCGAGAAGTGGCGCGATGAATACAGCGAATTACTGCGCGGCAAGAACTGCGTGATCATACCGGACAATGACGAGCCTGGTGGAAAACACGCCGAGAAAGTCGCGCGCTCGCTTCATCTTCGTGCTGCGAGCATAAAACTGTTGCGCGTGCCCGAGAAATACAAAGACCTTTCGGAGTGGAATCCTCCCCGCGAAGCGTTCGTGCTATTTGTTACGAACGCAGCTGAATGGAGCCCAGATAAACCTCCCGATAACTGGCGGCTGATGTTTCATAGCTTCGATGACTTCGAGCATGCGCCGCCGCTCTCGTTCGCCGTCGAGGGATTCTTGCAGAACGAAGCGATCACGGCGATCGCTGGCTTGAGCGGGCATGGTAAGACGTTCGTCGCGCTTTCGATCATCAAAGCGCTACTGTTCGCGCCAGGCAAGCTTTGGGGGTTGTTCCCCGTAACGCAACGAGCGGAGCGCGTCGTGTACCTCATACCGGAATCATCGATCACACCGTTCAAGCACAGGCTTAAACTATTAGGCGTGTATTCCGAGATCGCGAACGACCGGCTCTTGACGCGCACGCTGTCGAAAGGTCCGACACCGGCGCTCGACGATAAAGCCGTCCTCTACGCGGCGCGAGGAGCGCACGTCGTCATCGATACTGGCGTTAGGTTTGTTGGCGATGCCGATGAGTCTAGTGCGAGCGAAGTAGCTCGCGGTTTGAGCGAAGATTTGCTGGCGCTGCTTAGAGCTGGCGCACGAAGCGTCTTACCGCTGTTTCACTCCGCGAAAGCGTTCGGTAAAGAACAAACGATGACGCTCGAAAACATGATACGCGGTAGCGGCGAGCTGGGTGCGATCCTAGCGACGGCGTGGGGCATCAAGCAGATCGACCGCGCAACGAATACGATTCACGTCGAGAACCTCAAGCCGCGAGACTTCCAGCCGTGTGGCGCGTTTCAACTCATCGGGCGTCCGTATATAGATAAAGATGGCGATTTTGCATTACTGAAATCTCCGGATGATTGCGGCGCTTTGAGCGACGAGCAACCAGACTTGCGCGGGAATAATAAAGCGAAGCAAGAAGCGAAGGCCGCAAACATGGCACTGTACTCTGCATGGCTCGAAGCAGAACCGGGACTGAGCTACGAAGACGCACAACAACGTTTCAAGGATAACGGCGTGAAGGTCACGTCTTCGACGTTACGCGGATACGCGTACGAATTAAGGAGGAAAGGTGGAATACAATAAAGATACATCTATAGTAAAAGCTCGCGCGACGGTGGAAAAATCATACAGCAAGAAATCCGAAAGCCGCAAATGGCTCGTCGGGAACGCGCCGGATTCCTATGGCAATGCTCACTATCGTACTGAGATTCATGTGTTGGAAGGATCGCCACCGAAAGGGTATGTTGTTGTTTTCGGCCACCATAACGGAGGAACGACAATCGCATTCGATTGCTTCGAAAAACAAATTCATAGATGGAATTGGTGCGATTAGCCGTGCCCCGCTCTTCCAAGTCCCGCCCCGTCGCAAACGCTTACATGCGCGCGTGGCGAAGACGAAAAGGCATCACGAAAGGCACGAAGCGCGGCTGCCCGAAAGGGAAGCAGTGGTGCTTAGGGCGGGAGAGAAGGAAGATACTGGGAGTGCTGGTGTTTGTATGATCGAAGCGCTTTACTCTCCGACGCAAGGAGGGCCTTTTGGTTACCGCTGCAAGCTCTGCGCTCGCGTGACGCGCACTTACAGAGGGATGGAGATGCATTGCTTGCGAGTTCATAATTTGAAAGCTCAAGGAGAACTGTTCGATGGCGAAAAAGTCCAGCGTG